AGATGAAATTTTAGCTGTACGATTTGAAAATGACTACGAAACCGAAGACCACGAAGAAGAAGACCACCACGGTTAAATCTACCTTAGAACTTCCACCTAATCCTTTTATCTTTGAAATCTTGGCACTTGTCAATAAGCAAAGAACTAAGGCAAAGAAGGTGGAAGTTCTTAGAAAGTATGAGCACGACTCTCTCAAGGCAATCTTTATTTGGAACTTTGATGAAAGTGTGATTTCTTTACTTCCCCCTGGTGAAGTTCCTTACTCTAGTATGAAGGACGAACAAATCACCACCGGAACCTTGAGCACAAAGATTGCTCAGATGGTTGGTACAATGGAATACTTTGATACTAACTCTCTTGGCACTGCTGCTGATTTGAAAAAAGGTAAGACCACTATCCGAAAGGAATGGACTAAGTTCTATAACTTTATCAAAGGTGGTAATGATCAATTGAAATCTCTCCGTAGAGAAACAATGTTCATTAATATCTTGGAAGGATTGCATCCTCTTGATGCAGAAATTCTTTGTCTTGTGAAAGATAAAGAGTTGGACACCAAGTATAAAATTACAAAAGAAATTGTAGCAGAAGCATATCCAGATGTTCAGTGGGGAGGTCGCAGTTGACTAAGATTAACATCCTACATCAGGATTGTGATCCGACGCTTGGAGAAGATAAATCTCTACCACAAACTGCGTATATGGTAGAGTATCTTGTAGAGGGATTGACTAAATTTGATTTGGTTATTGCTGCAAAGAAAGTAGATATCTTCGATCATTATTATGATAACTATCGTAAGGATCTGTTGAACATCACTCAAAGTTCTGGGACTGCTAATCCTAAAACATGGGGTGGATCATCACAAGGAAAGAAGAAAAAATGAATGATGATAATAATCTAAACGTAAATCTTAATCTTGATGAAATTAAAAATCTCAAGAAAGAGTATAAAAAATTAAAGAAATACATGAAGTCAAATCTATATCAGATCAAGACTATGGATGGTACAGAAAAGAAAATTTCTAATCTCTTAAAAAATAATGAAACTGTATCACAAGATACATAACTACTTGACTATATAGTCTATAGGGGTTATAATAAACCCATCGTTCATCTCACTTCGGTGAGACGCAAGTAAGTCGCGGAACGGAGCGTTCATCCCATGTTTGAACTATTACTTTACGCTGATATTAATTGTACCGATGCTACTGATATAATCAGACGCCTCGATGCACATCAGCATATAAGTAATGAAATTAAGGTAGAGATTGTTGAGACCATAAAGGACGCAACACCTCATTGCAATTGGGACGCAAACGACTAAAGGAACGGGCCTAAAAATCCAACTACTTTAGGAGTAAAACAAATGAACACCCTTACACTGATCAAAAAGCAAATCGAAAAGCAGGCAGCACTTCACGACGCACAGATTACTCACACTGCATATCGTGGTGTTGAGTATGACCAGCGTTGTGTAGAAAGCAAGGAGTCTCATGGCACCTTCTGCTATCGTGGTCGCACATACGTCAAGTGATATGCAACCACTAATGATTGTTGGGATCGCATCCCTAGGTTGTGCTGCATTCATTGGCATGGTTTATGGAGAAATTCTTCTTCTACATAAGGTGTGAGTTATACAGAGAGGGTTACAAACCCTCTCTTTTTTTGTCGATATATTACGAATTAACAAATGTTAGTGAACTAACACAAACTTGTATAGATAATACAGAATAGGAGGAGCGTATGACCTGAAACCCCCTACATCATTTTCATTATTGACCAACATGAGGTTCATAACATGCACAATCTTATTTCTCGTAATCAATTAGCAGATTGGAATTATCTTGAGAATGCTCAAGACAACCACACAGACACGACGAACGATTACTTTGACTGCCTAATCGAATGCGACGAAGACCAACAATCATGTAAACGAATATGTAGGAGACTTCTTGACTGAAAACTAAAGTTTTAAACCGTAAGATGGGGAGGGCATAGACGCCCTCCTTTTTTTGTGTTATAATAAATCAACACCATATGATAACTATGGAAAAAGAAAGACTCAAACTCATTGTAAAAAATTTGAAAAGTCTTGTTGCCGCTCTTGAATCTGAAGTATACTCAGATGTGAGAGCGTATACATATGAAAACAATAAAAAACCTCAGATGGATTACGATGAGGTTTTTGAAGACGATGATGGTTACCCCGACTGATTTTTATGACTGCTAAACTTGTAAGCGTTACTCCTGACGCAGAACAGACTATGGCTTATATCGCTAGAGTCTCTAATCCCAGCAACCAGGACAACGAAAAGTATTCTGGTCTCTTGCGTTACTGTATCAAACACAATCACTGGTCTGTGTTTGAGCAATCCTCAATGACTCTCGAAATTGAAACAACTCGCGCTATCGCGGCTCAAATTTTACGTCACCGTTCTTTCACATATCAAGAGTTTTCCCAACGATATGCAGATTCTTCTCTCTTAGGTTTCAATAAGATTCCTCTGCCTGAAATGCGTCGTCAAGATGAAAAGAATCGTCAGAACTCTACTGATGATCTTGATCCTTTCTTGAAACAGAATCTAGAATTGCAGATGCAGACTCTGTTTGATTCTTCAATGGCACTGTATCAACAGATGCTTGAACGTGGCGTGGCAAAGGAATGTGCAAGAAATGTGCTTCCACTCTGTACGCCCACCAGAATCTACATGACGGGATCCTGTCGCTCATGGATTCATTACATAACTCTGCGCTCTGCACATGGTACACAGAAAGAACACATGCAAGTTGCAGAAGCATGTAGAGAGATATTCATTGAGCAGTTCCCCACTGTTTCAGAAGCCCTTGAGTGGGTCTAAATAAATCATTGAGTTTTGTAACCATGGCAACATACCCTGTAATAAACAAGGAGACCGGAGAACAAAAAAACGTGAGCATGAGTGTTCATGATTGGTCTCAATGGTGCGAAGACAATCCTGACTGGCAGAGAGATTGGAGTGATCCATCAACCTGCCCACAGTCTGGTGAAGTTGGCGATTGGCAAGACAAACTTCGTAAGAAAAATCCTGGATGGAACGACGTTCTATCCAAAGTCAAGAAAACCCCAGGTTCTAACATCCGCAATCTCTAAGTATGCCCGCAAAAAAAAGAAACAAAGGTGACGCTATCAGTGGTATTGGTAGCATGAGTTCACGACAACTGAAGAGGAAGAAACCAATCAATTCCGATTCGATGGTTGACATTAAACCATTGACAGATAATCAGGAAAGATTTTTCAAATCTTATAAAGAGGGTAAAAATCTTTTTGCATATGGTGCAGCAGGTACAGGTAAGACATTCATTGCACTCTACCTTGCACTTAGAGATGTTTTAGATCAGTTTACACCCTATGAGAAGGTGTACGTGGTCCGCTCTCTTGTTGCTACTCGTGAGATTGGTTTCCTTCCTGGAGATCATGAGGACAAGTCCTCTCTCTATCAGATTCCATACAAGAACATGGTGAAATACATGTTTGAGATGCAGGATGATAATGAGTTTGAAATGTTGTATGATGCATTGCGGGCCCAGGAAACTGTTCGCTTCTGGTCTACTTCATTCCTCCGTGGTACTACCATGGATAATTGTATTATTATCGTTGATGAAATGCAAAACTTGAATTTTCATGAACTTGATAGTATAATTACAAGAGTTGGTGAAAACTGTAAGATTATATTCTGCGGTGACGCAGCACAATCTGACTTAGTTAAGACCAATGAACGTAACGGAATCTTGGATTTCAAAAAAATCATCCTTGCGATGACAGAAGACTTCGATTCAATTGAATTTGATGTCAATGATATTGTAAGATCAGGTTTCGTTCGTAACTATATCCTTACTAAAATTGCACTTGGCATGTAAATGTTTATTCATCTAGATAATTTAAAAGGTGAAACTGATCTGAAAGCAACTACCATCGATGGGACTCGTTTTTATGAAGTCCCATCTGGTAAGATGTATCCATCTATCACCTCCGTCACGAGTTTCTATAACCGTGAAGTGTTCGTCGAATGGCGAAAGAAGGTAGGAGAAGAGAAAGCAAATAAAGTTACTCGTGAGTCCACATTCCGTGGAACAAAGTTCCATGATGCCGTAGAACAATACATCAAAAATGTTCCTATCAAGGACATTGAGATGCTTCCCGCTACAAAATTCCTTTTACTTTCAGCGAAGAAAAATCTTGATCGTATAAATAACATACACGTAATCGAACAGTCGTTGTATAGCGACTATCTTGGTCTTGCAGGTAGAGTAGACTGCATTGCTGAGTATGATGGAGAACTTGCAGTCATAGACTTTAAGACCTCGACCAAGATCAAACCCGAAGAATGGATTGAAAACTACTTCGTGCAAGAGACTGCGTATGCTTGCATGTATTATGAAATGACTGGTATCCCAGTTAAAAAACTTGTTACAATTATGGTCGCTGAAAATGGAGAATGTGTTGTCTACGAAAAAACAAACAAGGGTCACTATATTAAACTTCTCACAGAATACATCAAGAAGTTTGTCGAATACAAAACAGGAGCCTATGGAGAATCAAGTTGACGATTTAATCAAGGAAAAATTCCTGTGTCAAGCAAAGTTTGCACAGGAGATTGAAAGTCTAGTCAAGACTTACAACTTTAATTATATCGACGCCATCCTTACATTTTGTGAGGAGAATAAAATCGAAATGGAATCAGTTGGTAAATTGATTTCAAAACCACTCAAAGAAAAACTTAAGCGTGATGCAATTCACCTTAACTTTCTGAAGAAAACCACCAGAGCAAAACTTCCATTGTGATTTTTAATTTTGATGATGACACCAATTGATGTATACAAAACATACTTAGCATTCAAAAATCATTTTACAAAAGAGAGTTACAGTTACTTCAAATATTCTGGTAAATCCAAAGCATCTGTTCAAGCATATAACAATCGTAAAGATCGTTACTTTTTTGAGCGCATGTCTAGAAAGAAAACTGATGATGAGATCAAAGAATACTTTCTAGCAAATTTTGTTGAGTGTGATGACCCAGACCGTCTATGGATTGGTGAGATCATCAACACTGGAGAAGATAACTATAAATCTTGGGCAAAGAGATTCCAAGGTTTAGGTTATTTGTTTAAAACTGAGATTGAAGTTTTCTGTCACAAAGAAACATTCCAACAGTTGTTCACTGTGAAGGGACAGTCACACCCTGAGATACTGAAGAAGTATCTTCAGGGTGCTTTGTCTATTGAGACAATGGTAATTCTAGATATGATTCTAGAATATACAAAAGACTTTGATAGTAAACTGATAGATCCTGTGTGGGAAACCGTCAGTTTGAAAATCAAAAAATATAAACCCTTCCTAAATATTGATGTAACCAAGTACAAGCAAGTTCTAAGAGAGCAAGTAATATGAGCGGATTTTTTGACTCTGAAATGGTACGTGATACGGTCATAGACCTTGAAAAAATGCAACAGCAACTTGCCAAAGATATGTACTTAATTGGTACATACTCAAAAGAACAAAAGCAAGATCATCTTAGATTGCTCAAGGCATTCTTAGAGAAACAGAAATTGTTTTTCTTCCGTGTGTCTCTGTCTGATGATCCTGATGCCGTCATGATTAAGAATAAAGTTCTTGAGGCTGCCAAGATGTTCGGTTACAGCGAACTTGATGGTATGGACAAGTTCTTTGAAAAACTGGATGAGACCATCCAGGATTTAGAAAACTCCCTTGACAGGTAGGGATCCATGCTCTATAATAGACCTGTCGTTATCCAACACATCCTAATTCATCCTAATCAATCCTATGTCTTTTCAAAATCTTAAAAAGCAATCCCGCACTGGTTCCCTTACTGAC